ATTGTGTGCCACTCTTCAGTGGCCCCGATTTTGAAGAACTTCATGGTTTTTCCCTTGATGTGTCACTAGGGCTGTTCGCCCTGGTGAAGTTATGCCGTTAGGTACCAGGTGCTCTAGGCACCTGGTCCGTCGATCCGTTTAGGTCAGAAGAAATTCCAGAACCTGGATTGCTACCGACGTAAACGCGAGGGCGAATTCATTCCTGGCATACGCCCTTGCTTTTTTCACCTGGTCGTCAACGCCCATTAGTCGTTGACCGACGTTTCTTCATTGCGACTGTTGTCCATGAGCGCGCGCGTGTCCGCCCACTCATTGTCGGATTCAACCAACTGGCCGCCGAACTGGGTCAGGCCGCGGATCTTGCCCATTCCCTTGACCTGGATGTCAAAGGGATCCTGGTCCGAATCAATGAACGGATTCTGGTTCATTGACGTTGCGACGTACCACTCCGTCGTAAGCGTCGGATCGGTCGGTTCGACGATCCAGAGCTTTTCGCGGTCCTGGTCGTAGGTCGGCGAGCCGTTGTCGCGGAAGTACTTGCCACCGATCCTGGTGGCAACGACATTCCACTGATCGTTCTTTGGCATGAAGCCGAAGGTGTCGGTACCGGCGGAATGCTCCACGTCAATGTGGGAATTTTCGACCACCTCGACGGGCTCGACGTCCAGGAAGTCACGTAGTGCCTGGGGAAGGTCCGAAACGTCGCCGGCTTCAAGCCAGTAGTTTTTCTGACGCTCGAAAATCTGGTCGGGAAGGATCTCAACCAGGATCATGATGGTTCCTCCGCACTGGACCGGAGGCGTTGCCAGGTTGAGCTTGAAGATGCCAGCGCCCTGGCTGGTTTTCTCATCCAGGCTACCGGCGGTCGTCGAATACCTGGTCGACGTACCCAGGGCGCCCATCGTTGTGTCCAGGAGGATCGGTTGCTTGTACATCTGGTCGGAAATCTCCAGACCCATCATGAGCCGGTCGATTTCCCAATCCTCATCCAGGCCAGTGTACTTCTGCCGAAGCTTTGCGAACTTCTCGGTCCGACGAGCCGCCGCCACGTCGGCAAGCGACATGGTCAGCGAGCCGTCGGTGAGCTCCGCCCACAAGTTCGGATAGCCCGGATTGTCCGGATCCTCCTCGACATGGATATTCTGCGTATTGGTGACTGCCGTCGCCGCGTATTCCGTCTCGATCCCGCCGGTCTCGCGAACGGTCACGTTGGTGTTCGGATACGTCGATCCTTCCCGGCCAATACCGCGCAGGTTGAGCTTTGACTGGACTACGTCAATGTCCACGGCACCGATGATCAGCTCCTGGTCGTATTCCGACACAATGTTGTTGAACTGCCGATGGTGCCAGAACGCCGGCGCGACATCGGTCAGGAATTCGTCGCGAAGAATGATGTTCTTGGAGCGGTTCTTGGCCCGGTGATTCCAGATGATGTTGTAGCACTCGACGTAGTCGGTGTTCGCGTTCGCGGAATCGATGACATGTTCGCCCATGTAGTAATGGATGTTGTCCTCATCGGGGGTACCGATATCGCCCACGTTGATGTAGTCGATCGGCGACCCTCCCGAATAGGGAGCCTCACCGTGGTAGCTTCTCATGAGCTGATCCATCGACCCGTCAAACCTGGCCTTCGCCAGGTTGGGCACCAGGTACGCCGACATCTTGACCGTCACGCCGTTCAACAGCTCATCCGCTGTTTCATCCATCCGGACCTTCATGGCAACCGTTGTGCTCCGGAGCTGATCGCCCTGGAGCAGCGGGATTGCCGCCACCGGAATGCACTTGCCAGCAGGCATCGACGTCATGACATCGACCGTGTGTGTCCTGGTCGTCTTGGGAATATCGACCGGGGACGTGTTCGTCCTGGCGTTTCCGTAACTGACCTCTGCGTTGTTCTTCCTCATGTCACTTCCTTTTCAAGTTTCGGCGGAGTCTTAGAATTGCCGCCTTCATTTTTCGCCTGCGTTTTTCGCAGGCTTTGCACCTGGCCCGCTTGACTAGGGCTGTTCGCCCTGGTCGCGCTACCACGTCTCGCCGGTGTGATAGGTCTGTTTCGGTTTCGACCTATTCGGCATTGGTTCGGAGCCGCCGAACAGCCAGGGCATGATCGGTTCTTCATCGATCTTAGGCCCTTTGCCGTGCCACCATTCCATTCCATGGGCCCAAAGCGCCTGGTCCATGTCTGGGCCCTCAGGATTCGCGCCCCAAACGGTTCGACCGTTCTTGAGCTTTGTCGGAACCAGGTAACTTCCGCTTTCGCCTGTCCTTGGTTCCCAGGTTGACAGCGCCTCTCCTGGAGTTGCTTCGTCAGACCTTGACACCATCTTGAGTCCACGTTCCTGGGTCTTCATTCCCTGGTTCAAAAGTTCAAGGCGCTTTTCCAGGATCCTAGTTTCGAGTTCGTCTCGTTTGTCCTGGACGGGATCGCCGAGTATTGACTGTGCAATATCACCGAGTCCCGCAGCGGTCGCTGCTACGTCCGCAAATACTTCGCTGTCCTGCATCCCTTGGACAAGGCTTGGGATGCTTCCTGACGACGGCGCTGCGCCTGGTGCTCCTGGAGCTGAGCCTCCGCCGAAGGACATTGGACCGACAGACGGACCGCCTCCTGTCGATCCGCCTCCGGAACTGACGGCGCCGAAAGCGGCGGCTGGATTGATTCCCGCCTTACGCAGTCCCTCGACCTGGAGCGAAGGTGCCTCGCCCAGATCAAAAAGCTGTTGACGACGGTTGCGAAGATAATTCGCATACTGATTTTCCTCTGTCTTACGCCACTCGTAATCCGACGCCTTCCTGTTCAGCCGAGCCGCCAGGAGAGCGTTGTCATAGTCGTAACCTTGCTGGACCCCCATAAGATCCTTTTGCTGGTCGAGTTGGTAATCCATCTTCTCGAGATCGTGAACATGGTTCCACTCAGCCATTTTGCGGCCGTACTGAAAATTCAGTGCGGCCGCTTTTCGTTGCGACAGTCCCTGGTTGAACATGCCGCTTAGCGAGCTGATGATACTTGCGCCTCCAGACAAAATGCCTGGAAGCGCACCGATGAAGCCAACCATTAAGGTTTTTCCCTTCCTCGCAGCCACTCCGACACGATGCTGATTGCCGCCGTGACCAAAACGGCAATCGCATTTGCCACTGCCGTTTCATCAACGACAGCGGACGCCACCGCGCCGCCGGTCACCAGGTGTGACACCCGATTGACGACGCGGTTAGTAAGTATTCCGACAACTTTTTTCATGTTTTCCTTTCACACCAGGGAATGTACGGCCTGGATGTTCCGTCGCCGCGATTCGCGACTGGCCTAGCCTTGCAGTGATTTGTTAGGTCGCGCAAGCTATCGCTTGAATGTTTTCCACCATGCAACCTTTTTTGTTTCTGCTTTGCTGGCCGGTTAGGTCGCGTTTCGCGCTCTAGGTTCCTCGCTTCGCGAGTTACCTGGAACGCGGCCCGCCAACTAGGGCTGTTCGCCCTGGTCGGCTCCGCCCTGGTTTTCCTGACAGGCATTTCACCTGGTTGAAGCCTGGTGACCCTCACGGTCCTTGCCCTGAGGTCCGGCCTGGTTGTCGTTCTTGATCTCCGACGGCTTTCCAACTCTGGAAAGCCCTCGACTGCCAAACGCATCAGCCTCTCGAAATCGGTCTGACGCCTTTGGATTTTCGTGCTCTTTCTTGGTGCGCGCGAGCGGTTTTCCTGTATGCGGCGGCTACGACGCCGCCGCTTTTTGTAGGAAGCCATCGCCATTCCCCTTCACTGTTTTGTTTGAAAACCTCGATGAACCCAACTACAGGGTTCACCGTCGCCCACAAGCGCAACATTTCATCCCAGAAAACCGGACTTTGCTTGTACGGAGCTTCCGGTTTTTCTGTTGCGCTTCGATGCTCAAACTGCATACGCAGCTCGACATCCTGGTCTCTTGCGATTTTGTCCTGGTAGGCTTCCAGGTACTCGCTGGAACCTGGCAAGGTTCCACGCTCCTTGCACCACAGCTCCTGGAAATCTTCCAGGAAAATCTGTGCCGCCCTACCTCTCAATTTATGAATCTGACCGTCTAACTCGTAACGGTCATCTTGTGGCACCAACCCCTGGCTGACGTAGTCTGCAGCCAGGTCGCGGATAAACTTGCGCCCTATTATCGGTTGGGTGCTCATCCGGAGTGGTTCTGTCATCACTCCGTGTTTCGCGTAGCGGTCCTTGAGCGCATATTTGACGACGTACTTTATCTGAACGTCCTCTGTCGGCCTGGTCAAATAGACGAAGCCATTTTGCCAGTATTTGCACTCTTGCTTTTCCTTTCGCTCCGCAAAATTTTCGTAGGGATCGCTACCAGCGCCCCACAGAAGCATGTGCCAGTGGGCACGTCCTTTCCTGGAGCCGTATTCTCCGGCAACCAGGTAACGCACGTTGTAACCGGCTTTCCGAAGCCGTTTGAGGAAATTTTGAACATCGCGATAGGAAAGCACCACGGCTGACGCCGGGTCCTTTCCGTCAGCTCCTGGTCGATAAGTCAGGTCCAACCTGACAAACCAGGAGGCTTCCTTGGTTTCTGTTTTTATTCTGCCAAGCCAGTCGTTCACCAGGACCGACTGGCATTGCCAGCATTCCTTACACCCGATTTTCAGGCCACTGGGCAAGACGCCTGGGTTGATACACATCCGTTTTTATCCTTTGCCTTCAATCGGGTGTCAGGAAAGACACTATTATACAAGTTGGTGTCTGCCTTCCGCCCGCCCCTTCGCCTTATGTTGGCTACGGGGCGGGCTCCGCTGTTGACTTAGTCAATCAGCTCCCAATGTGCGGGATCGTAAAGCGAGTGCTCCAGGACGTTGCCGTCGCTGTCCCAATCTCCGCCGTTGCGGATCGGGATAGCGAGATCCCTTGCCAGGGTGTGGCCCAGCATCATAATTGCGGCCCACTCCCCTTTGTTCAGGTTCCAGAACCTGGTCGAGTGAACGATGTCAACGGCTTTTCCGGCAGGATGCTTTCCGCCGGTCTTGATCTTGCTGAAGCCCTTCTCGTAAAGCTCCCGCTGGCGCTGGGGCGACCGCATTGCTTCCTGGACGTGAAACGGAAGCCGCTGCTTGACCAGGCGTTTACAAAACACCTGGGCAAACAGCTTGATTCGCGGATCAACCCCGCGCCAATCCGCCCTGGAGGCGTACCTGGCCGACTTCGCCCTGGCGTTTTCATCGACCAGGCGCTGGAGCCCGACCGGCTCGGTGTAGCCGTCCACCTTGTAGTGGTTCGGATCGTAGTAAAGCAGCTCCGACGCATTCATTTTCACAATGTCCCGCTGGTCCATGTACATTCTCCGGATTGTCTTTCTGATGTGATGTGCCTTTGGCCCCGTTGCTGTTCGCAACGAGGCCTCCAGCGCCTTCCTGGCAATGCCGCTCATTTCTTCTTAGGTGCGGTATCTGAGGTCTCGACGACCTCTTGATTTTCATTGCCCGGCTCGCCGGTCGTCGTGGAGATCGGCGGGTCCGCCGGGTGCGGTGCCTTGGGATCGGGACTGACGCCCTTCGCCTTTGCGTCCTTCTTCATCTCCTCCAAGTCAGCCAACAGCGACTTGATCTGTTTCTGCTGTTCCTCGAAGGCCTTGAACTCGGCTTTCTTACGCCGTTCTTCGTTCTGCTTTGCGATAGCCGCGACCAGCTCGGCCTGAGGATCGCGAACGCGTTCGCGCATTGGCCGCACGAACACCGGTCCTTTGACTTCAAACCTGGTTCCCCTGAGGTTCCTGGTCCGGACGTTGACCGGCTTGGAAAAGGTGATGATTCCACCACCCTTCAGCTTTAGGTCGATTGTCACGACCTCCGCTCCCGGGACAGGAAAAAAGTGTTCCACGGGCTGGCCCTGGTCATCGACGGTCCTGCCGTCACTGACAGTCATAGCGCAGCCTTCCTGGGCAAGCACCTCCAGCTTGATTCCGGTGTGCTTTGCACCGTGACTTTCCAGAGAAAGGCTTTCGATTGTGTGCCACTCTTCAGTGGCCCCGATTTTGAAGAACTTCATGGTTTTTCCCTTGATGTGTCACTAGGGCTGTTCGCCCTGGTGAAGTTATGCCGTT